TCACCCATTGGTGGTTCGAGCACTACCGCGACGACGATGTCCCGGCCGACTTCGAGCCGACATCGGACGAGCGCGAGCTCGCGGCCGCGTATGACCTTACGCCGAATCATCTTGCATGGTATCGCCGCGTGCGCGGTCGACTGAACAGCGACCACAAGTTCCGGCGCGAATACCCGTCCTCCCTCGACGACTGCTTCATCGACCGGGAAGGCGGATACTATGGCGAGGAAGTCCTCTCCGAAGTCCATGTCGTCGAGCACAACCTACACGGCGACAACCATGGCCGGGAGATTGAACCGCCGCACTCCGGCGACCGCTATGTGATGGGAGTCGATGTCGGAGGCGGAACCGGCGGCGATTATCACGCGCTCGCGGTCGTCTCCGTCTCGACCAGGCAACCGGTATACGTCGAGCGGAACAACCGCATCACCCCGGCCGCATGGGCACACCGGGTAATCCAAGTCGCAAGCCGATACAATCGCGCGCTCGTCCTCGCGGAGTCCAATAACCACGGCCATCTATTGATATACGAGATGGATTCTTGCGGCTACCGTCAACAATGGCGGAACCCGGCCGGGAAGCCATGGACGACGACCCTTCAATCGAAGCTCGAGGCGTTCGATACGCTCCGCGAAGCGCTCCCGCTTATCCGCATCCTCGACCGTCCGACATGGCTCGAGCTGCGATCCCTAACCATCCCGGCCGGGAAGGTAGCACCGGAGGCGCCGAAAGGCGGAAACGACGACAGCGCCGTCGCGCTCGCGCTTGCTTACCGATGTCTCCGCGACGTCCCGTCTTCATGGCGGACGGCCGCGGTACACTCGAACCGGACTCGGATCGACGATCTTATAGCCGCGAGCCGTGCGCGTCGGATAAGATCGCATCAACTCCCGTTCTAAGGATACGCCGTGCTTACTCCCGACCGCGTCGCCGACATCGTCGCTCAACACGATTCATACTGGGACCAGCGGAGGACATACCTTCGCGAGCTCCGCAATCTGTATATGACGCGCTTTTGGCAAGACAACGCATATCCGACGCTCGACGGTATTCTTCGGACGGAAGTCCCTCGAGCGTACGCCGTCGTCGAGAGCTATATCGGATCTCTTTACAGCCGTAATCCCGCGGTATTCGTTCAAGAAGACCTCCGCGCTCGAGGTAATGCGGAAGTCGCGCAAGCAACCGCGAATCAATACTTGTTGACGATCCGCGACCAGATCGAAGACGCGACCCGGCTCGCGTTGATTTACCCGTGTTCGTTTATCAAGCTCGCTCCGGTCGAGAGCGTCGATCCTCTGAAGCGAGTCTCGACCGCCGCGCTACCTCCCTGGGAAGTATTGGTCGACGCTACGGCTTCGAGCTGGGAACAACAAAGGTATGTCGGCCATGCCTATTTGATGCCCTTGGACGAAGCGACGGTTCGGTATTCGAAGAGCGAAGACGACTTCCGTCCGCGTGTCTATTCGAAGTGGATCGACTCCGCAGAAATCGCCGGGAAGTCTCAGTCCCTCGGATACGATACGAGCGCGAATCCCCCGACCTCCGAGAAGTGGATTCGCGTCGTCGAAGTGTACGACCTTCTCGAAGATAAGCTCCTCGTATGGTCGGAGGACTACGACAACGGCGCGAGCTTCCTCTTCGAAGGGGTAAAGGTTCAAGTCGGAGCGCTCGACGAGTCGGCCGCGGCCGATACCGAAACACCGGACGCGGAGCTCGTCCACGAGACGACCGGCATCCCTTACAAGTCCGCGAGCGGTCGACCCGTCGTCCCGATCGTCCCGCTTTACTTCTCGCGAGATCCCGACACGCCTCTCCGCGGCTATAGCCTTATTCATAGGTCGCTCGACCAGTTCCGCGAGCTTAATGTCATGCGGACGTACCAGGCGCAAGGCGTCCGCCGCATGGCGCGACAATGGCTCGTCCGCGCCGGCTTCCTATCCGAAGACGGCGCCGCTAAGGTGAGTCAAGGGCTCGACGGTGAGTTCATAGAATGCGACTTGCAACCGGGACAACCGCTCGAAGGGAATATGATTCCGGTCCCCAATACTCCGATCCCGGCCGACATCTCCGGCTATGCGATGATCGTCGAGCAAGACATCCGCGACGCGGGACTCCTCGCGCCTTTCACCCGCGGAGAAGTTTCCGGAACCACCGCGACCGAACAAAACCTTCTCGCGGCGTATACCTCGAGCGAAGTCGGCCGCATGGCTCGCATCCGAGACGGTCTTATTACATCCGTCGCAAGGACTTACAATATCGTCCTATCCGTTATCTTAGGCGAGGACGCGGAGCCGCTCGCGCTTCCGAATCCAGTCGGCCCGACGATCCTCTCCGCGGACGACCTTACCGGGGACTTCCGATACTGGGCCGTCGATGCCGGCTCGACGCCGATGTCGGCACTCGCCAAACAAGCCGCGCTCGAGCGTCTCGCGCCGCTCCTTGCACAGCTCGGGACTCCCTCGTCGGAGCTTCTCGAGGAGCTCGTCCGCGCGTACCAGTTGCCCGAGAGCTTCGTCGCCGTACCGGAACCCGTCCCCGCGGCCGAAGAAGCCGTCCCCGCTTCCCCGGAAGCTCTTCCCTTCCCTTCGGAGATCTAAGCCATGCCCATGTATACCCCTTCATCCGACATCCCTCGCGACCTGGTCGAAGCTGCGGAAGACGTCGACGACACCATCGGCGCGGAGCTCGAGGCGCTTATCCCCCCTCCCTCGAGTCCATACAACGCGAAGACCCTTACCGCTCTCGCGAAGGCGCTCGCCTCTCTCGGGAAGGTAATGGGAATCGACATCGAAGCGGAGACATACTCCGAGCCGTCGACCCGTCTCGATCCCGATATGGTTCGCTTCCTGGCGATGTTCGAGCAAGCCGCCGAAGACTATGGCCAACCTCTCCCCGTTGCGCTCGACCAGATTAAAGGCGACCGCGAGCTTACCGCCATCACCGCGCACCTTATGAAGCTCGCGAACGACTCCGGCTTCTCGGACTTCCTCGATTCGCCGATGGATGAAGCAGAAGTGAAGATCGAGATCCGCGGCGACGGGGAAGAGATGGAAGAGGAAGAGTTCGACTTCGCTTCTCGGATGCGTCGGTAATGGCGTTCGTATCCCTCCGCTCCCGCTTGCTCCAAGCCTTCGGCATAGGGCCGAAGGTTTCGCCGCGTCGCGTCGTCCCGCAAACGCGCGGACAAGCCTACTTCCGAGCATACGGCGGGGGGACGCGCGCAAACCTACAACGCGCCATCGAGAACCGTCAACCCGTGACGTTTTACTATGTCGACAAGTGGCAACCGCCGGGCACACCGGGAGCGGCCGGACAACGGCTCGGGAACCCTCACGCGATATGGAAGGGACCGAACGGATCGGTATATCTTCATCTTTACGTCGATCCTCAGTCCGCGACCGCGACGGGATCTCTTCCGGGTTGGAGGACGTTCCTTCTCGACCGTATACAAAACGTCTCCGTCCTCGAGCTGGGGACTAACTTCCTCGGACGTCCCGTCCGGTTCGTCGCGGCGCCGGGATGGAATCCCGCATGGTATCGCCGCGTCGGGACGCCGATAACCTTACTCAAATAAGGAGGGAGTCCCGTGACTACCCCTTCTCACCAGAGCACCGCAGAACTTGTCCTCGCCGATATGGCGACCATGAACGAAGCAGCCCCGGCCGACGCGGCCGACCAGGAAGAGCAGACCGACCAGGCGGAAGCCGATGTCGAGGTCGAAGAGCAAGGCGCCGAAGAAGAGGCGCCGTCGCGTCGCGGCTTGTCTTGGGAAGACGCTATGCGAAAGGTTCCGCCGGATATTGCGCGTCTTATGCGGAACATGCAAGCGGACTACACGAAGAAGACGCAAGCGCTCGCGAGCCAACGGAAAGAGTTCCTCCGCGAGCGGGAGGCGCTTCTTAAAGGCAAACAAGCGATCCAAGACCGAGAAGAGATCCCCAAATACGATCCCTTCGACGAAGACAGCGTAAAGGCGCGAATCGAAGTCGAAGTGAATCGCCGGCTCCGCGAAGTCCTCGAGCCGATGCAAGCCGAATACGAGACGATGCAAGCGGAGGACGACTATCAACGATTCATCGCCGACCATCCGGACTTCGAGTCCGACACCGGTCTTCGCTCCGAAGTTCAACATCTTCTCGAGTCGAATGAGAGTCTCGACCTCGAGACGGCTTACTGGGCAGCTCGCGGGAAGAAGTCGCGCATCGAAGAGAAGAAGTCGCGGGAGGATGCGGCCGCGCGTCGACGAGCTTCGAAAGAAGCAGCTCTCCGCGGTACGGCCGCGCCTCGCCGCGGCGCCGTCGCCTCCAAGCCGTCGACCAAAGACCTTCGCAAGATGTCGACGGCCGATATTCTAAAGCTCGCTCAATCCATGCATAGGGATTGAGTCTGGACTTATGCATAAGGTGCTGGTAAAGGTATGGATAACGGCCACCCCTCGCGGAGCCGATCCGGAACACGCGACCAGCACTCCGACCACGAACGACAAACCATCTTCTAAACGGAGGGCGCTAACATGGCTCCTCAGTCAGTTATCTCGACAACGCTCCAGTTGTTGCGCGACCGTCTGGTCGACAACTCTTTCCTCTCCCATCCTCTGATCCGCGCGATCGAAGAAGCCGGGAATCTCGTCAAGGTGTCCGGCGGACTTCGCGTCGAACAGCCTGTTATCTTCGGCGACCATAGCTCTATCACCGAGCTGTCGAACGGGTTCGAGCCGGTGTCTATGGCCGTGACCGATCCCTTCCAGAGCGCCAAGTTCGAATACGCGAACTTTACTCAGCCCATCATCTTGTCCGCCGTCGAAAAGGCAGCTAACAAGGGCGATCTCGCTGTCGTGAACATCCTCGAGAGCAAGATGAAGAACGTCATGCTCTCTCTGAAGAAGGAAGTCTCGAAGCAGATCATCGCCGGGGACTCTTCCGTCCTGTCGACTCTTCAGACCCTCAACGGCAACGGAACCGCGACCGTCGCTCCCGATACAACCGGCTGGCTGGAAGCTCGCGCAAGCGGAACCCAGATCAATACCGTCGGCGGACTCGCAAAGACGACCTATCGCGCTCAGAACTGGTTCAACGCTCAGAAGGACGCGCTCGGGACTCTCTCCCTCGCGCATCTCGACGAGCTGTTCATCGATTGCCAGATCCGCAACCCTTCCGGCGCGTTCCCTGACATCCTGTTGATGTCTCCGAACTGCTTCGCTGCCTTCCAGAACTTGCAACAGTCGAGCGTCCGCTACGTCTCCTCCGGCGACCGCGACGGCTTGGATCGCGATATGGTCGGTATGTGGCGCGGCGCGAAGATCTATGTCGACCCGAACTTGGGCTTCGTCGCTAACGCCGCCGTCCCTGCTAACGGAAAGGCCATCTCCGCTTACGCTCTGAGCTCCGATCAGTTCCAGCTTTACGCCGATACCGACGGATGGTTCAACGTCTCCGAGATGATGCCAGTCCCCGGAACCGCTACCGAAGCCGCTATGGTGTTCTGCCGTATGCAGCTCGTGACCGGCCACCTCGCCTCTCACGGCGTCCTCTTCGACGCTGAAGCATAAGGAGCACCATAATGGCAACCTCAACAATGATTCAGTTCCTCGACGCCGGAGAAGGTTCCGATACCTCTAACCGTCGTCAGATCGAAACCTTCTTCGCCGGTGGCGCTATCATCGCCGGCGACTGGGTTCAGTTCGACACGAGCAAGACCGGAGCCGATCGCGTGCTTTACGTCGTCCAAGACGCGAATACCTTCGCGCTGGGGAACGGTCTGATCGCCGGAGTCGCGCTCAACGCCGCCTCCGCCGGTGAGCAAGTTCGCGTCGTTGTCGCAGGCTATGCCGCCGGCGCAAACGTCGCGAACGCGGCCGCCAACCCAGGCGTTCCCCTCGTCGTCGACAACACCTCCGCCGGCCGTGCTGTTCCTTATGACGCCGCCGACACCGCTCCCGCTTGCGGTGTGACACTCGTCGGCGCCGTGGGCAATACGGCCGACGTCTGGGTTTACAAACAGTTCTGATCCCTCCGAGCGGCGTTCGCTGCTCCGCGGCGCGGTACTGGTTTCCTCCTTTTCCGGTATCGCGCCGCTCCTTCTAAGGAGTTCGTTCCATGAATCTCGGAGAACTAATCGACTTCGTCGGGAATCTCCTCGACTACGATCCGACGAACTCCACTTATCGAAGCCAGCTCGTGTCGTTGCTCAACGATGCGCAAGGTCGACTATTGACCGACCGCCCCTGGTCCTTCTCCATCCGAGAGAGGGAGCTTCGCGTATGGACGGACACGACATCGACGGCGACGTTTACAAACGGCTCCGCGACCGTATCCGGCTCTTTTCCATCGTCCTCGTCGGCGGTTCGGCCTGGTTCGAACCTCGACGGGGCTATCCTCGTCGTAACCGATTCGGCCGGAGTGACACACGAGCACTCAATCGCATGGGTCGAGAACGGGACGACCTTGTATCTCGACCGCGCCTTCGGCGGCGTGACGGGAGCTTACGCGGCGCTCATTAAGCGCCGGGACGTCTTCCTTCCCTCCGATGCTATGTCGGTCGAGAACGTCGGCGATCCCTCCGTCGGCATCCCCGCGAAGGCGATGTTCCTGTCCAAGTTCGAGCGCGAAGACGCGAATCTCGATCCCGACCTTCTCGGAACAATCGAGGCCTATCTTCCCTCTACGGGGATGGTTATCCCTGCTCCGTCGACGGCTCGCGGCATCGCGACGATCGCCGCGATCGGTCAAGGCGCGCGGACTATTCATGTATATATGTGCAACGTCAGGGGCCCGCGCTCGACGCCTTACAATGTCTATCCGCTCGAGGTATCCGACGGCTTCGAGTCCGGCTTGTCCAAGGTATCGACCTATTCCCT